TTCTGCCCTAAAAAGCAAAGCCGGAAGGCCATGGGTTGCAAATCCAGATCGAAAGACCTGTAATGCAACCGGTCAGAATAACAGTAATCCGATTCTGGTCAATCGAACCAACTAACAAATCTAGTCGAATTGCGTGAGTTACCTAAGACAATAAAAGGTGCCGCGGAATCTGCTATCGGTTTGTTATCTGTTGTTTCGAATAGTAAAAGACGGGGAGCTGATCTCAAAAAATATGCATCTGACGCTTGGTTAAATTGGAGTTTTGGAATATCTCCAACACTAGGCGCTATAGATGATATGCTCGCTTCGGTCGACAAGTTTCGTAATGAAACCCATACGACTCGCGATTATGGTATCAGTGCTACTGATTGGACTAGCAGTGTTTCGTCAACAACATCTGGATCTTTAGGATTCAATGTTGCCATACAAGGCACTTTCGTTCATCAGTATTCTTGCAAAGTCACAGCCGCGTGGAACACCAGATTTGCATCTGGTAATAACTATACCATGGCTAAACACCTTGGTTTTGATATTTCGTCTGTTATACCTACTGCTTGGGAATTACTCCCGTACAGTTGGTTAATTGACTATTTCACTACAGCTGGTAGCTTTTTGGAAGACAATTTTCAGGCCCCTATGGGGTCTTCGAAGTATATCTGCCAAAATACTTTGCTACGCGTTACAGGTGTGTATTACTATACACCTATCAATATATCCGGTTACAAACTGGAACATTTTTCTTCTGTTCCACAAGAAATCGAATATTTTGAATTTACGCGTACTCCGTTGTCTCAAATACCACGCGCTTCACTGAGGTTTAAAACCAAAAGTGAGGTCGCTTCTAACGCAGTTAACAAACTGCTTAACCTTTCTTCCATACTTGGAAGTAAATCTTAAAGGACTTACTATGTCTTTTGCACCTGTTAGCCCCATTGCTGGGGCGGCTGTATCTGGCCTTACGTCTCCAACCTATACTATCGCAGTTGATGTTGCTCCGTCTATTAACGGAAAACAATATGCTGTAACAGCTTTAGGTGGGACTCAAGCGGCGGTTAGTATCAATACGGTTAGCAAACCGTTTACGATTACTTTCTTCCGCCCACTAGCTTTACGAACCTTGCCTGGGGTAAATCCCGTGACAGGTATTATTAAAAATATCCCGATGAATCAGTATAAGCTCATCACCCGTAAGGGTGCTGATCCTGCTGCTAATCAGGCTACCATGGTTGCTCGTATTACGACAACCATTGAAGTTCCCGCCGGTTGTGATACTTTTGAACCGGAAGAGTTGCGCGCTATGATTTCTGCGCACTTTGGAACTGGGTGGGCTCAAGCTTCCGGTATGGCTGATACAGTCATAACCGGTGTGCTTTAACCTCCTCTTTTAATAACATCTATCATTGGGAGATATTCCATGAGCAAGACTAATGAAGCTAGGCTAGATAGCCTGTTTCAAAAACTGTCAGTCGACTTAGCTAATTCTAATAAGCGGGATAATCCTGCTGTCCAAAGGTTAGCTTTACGCATGCGTAAGCGTGCTATGTACAATAGGCCCGAATTAGATGATGCTGGATTTACTCAATTTCTCGATACTAATGAGTAAGTAGGTAATTTTAGCGTTTGTCTGGATCAACAGTTGGTGCGTGACGCTCAGTATTTTATAGAAACAATACTGTGGCGTTACAACTCGACTTTAGATGATTCTAATATCCAAGAACATATGGATATCAATCATTTGTTCGATCTTTGGCGCTTTGGACCTGGAGCTTCTAACGAAGTTTCAGGCACACATTGCGCTGAAAAGATAGAACAAGCGATGACCTGTACACAGTCGGCAGAGGACCTTGTTGTTAATCTAAGATCGCGTTCGCCTTACTTTAGTGCATTTGATGCACTCAACGGTATGGGTACGTCCTTAGTCGAGGGCTCTAAATTGACAACTGTTCCAAAAAACGAAGAAACAGTTAGGATCATTGCTATCGAACCGTCCGGTAATATGGCTTTGCAGCTTGCTGCAGGCCAATACTTGACAAATGTTCTTAAGCATATAGGATTGGACATATCAAAG